ACGCCAATCTGAAGCCCCAGCCATGAACTGGGCTAATGAGGCTGCTAGGAACACTCTGCCCCAGCTTAGAGCCATTTCTAGGGCTTCTCGTTTAGTTGGCATCGTTGTCCTTTCTAGGTGCTTTGTCATAATGTGCCACAATTTTACCAACAATAGGGTTCAAATCCTTTGTGTAGGCAGGCCGACCCCAACCAACAATTTGTGATCTATGTCGAAGCTTGATGGCTACCATGCCACCGTTACGCTGGTCACCGTCATCTGTGCCGGAAGTATTACCCTCGATGCAGAGAACTTCATCTTCGGTCATGGCTTTGACCACAATACCCACATGGCTGATTCGCTGAATATCATCTGCAGGGAAATCGAAGTAGGCGATGTCCCCAGTCTTAGGCATACCCTTTTCATGCCACCGGTCATTCTTCTTAAACCAGTTAGCCCCATCGGGTGTGTACGCTGACTTAATAAAGTGAGCATTGCATTGTTTGAACACCCACCAAACAAACACCTGGCACCATTGCAAACCTTGCTTGCCGAATGCTTTGTTGTATTTGACGATATTGACAGGCTTCTCAACTGTGCCAACTTCTTTGAAGGCCACAGTTAGGATGTCATTACTCGTTGCTCTCATACTCTCTCACCTCGATAATGTTATTTAATGGATGATCATGTGAATCATCACATTCGGCACAGTAGCCGCCAAGTCCATAAAGTTCATACCTATGCATCTTATGCTCTCCTCACAGCAACGTCATACACCAAGCTTGTTTGCCAAGTTCCAGAACCAAAGGTCGCTGGAAGCGCACCAGATACGGTTGTGGTGCGTTGGAAAAATGTGCCACGAGTTCGATAACTTGTGAAGGTTGAATCAAACTTGAATGGCACATATGCGCTGGTTGATGTGGCAACCCAACGCAAACCATCTATTGAACCGTTGTTGGTTGCTGAACCTTGACCGACAACTACAAGCCACACAACACCTGCAGGTAAAGCTGTCGAGATAGTCAATTCCTTTTCACCAGTGGATGTCATCGAAGCTGTACCTGCATCCACAAGCAGATTGTTTGGTAGGTTGTTTGTGCCACTGTCATAAATACCCAATCGCACAGTTGCACCAACTGCACCACTGTTTGTAGCGTTCACGCTAATACGATCAGCAGTGAATGGCTCACTGACAAAGATTGGCATGGCAAACACTTGGTTGATGCCGATGCCATTTGGTGTGGTATCAAGATATGGGTAAAAGTTTCTTGTGCCTAAATATCGGCCTGTCTCCGGCATTGGGAACTCGGCTGGAATCGTTGGCAAGTTAGTCCACTGAAAGTCCATTTGAGTGTTCGATTGCTTAGTCAAGTATTGGCCTGTTGTGCCACCTCGAAGATCGAGGAAAGCTGTGTCAACTTGTGTTGCAAAGTCCTGAATGGATTGTGCGCCATCCGATAGGTTATCGGTGGCTAATGGGTACTCGAACCCATAGTTCGCAGTATTACCTGGCATTTTTCTCCTAAAGTGTAATCACATCGAAGTTCGATGCGCCGCCTGGTCCGATAGCCTTCCAGTCGGAATATTGCTTCGGTGAGATGTTCAAACTAATGAACGCTTCACCCTGATTTATTTTCCATGTGTAGCCTTCCACATAACCCTGATATGGTGATGAGGCTATGCCTGCAGGTAAACCTGTAATCTGTACAGGTAAGCCTGGGAATACTTGGATGAGTTCGTCACGCAACGCATTGCTGACTTGTGACAAAGGAATCGTGAAACTTGAAAGCACAGGGTAATCGTTACCGTAGCGAACCACATACCATTTCGCCCATGACTGTAAGTCACCAAGCGACTTAATCCATGTGTCAAAGTTCTCATAGATTTTGCCGAACTCTCCGACACCACTATTGAGGCTCACCAAAATAGTGCTTTGATTGTTGTAACTTGAAACAATGACAGCTGTCGAAGTGAACTGTGTTGAGATTTGCGACTCGATACCGGACAACAACACATCACTAGGGTCTATCGCTTCCCAACCAATAGCAACCACACGATCAACCCGGTCCTTGATGTCACCATAGTTCATCAGGCCATCGGTAGTCTCATACAAGAAACCAAGCCCTGACAATTCGCAGATGTTTAGGAAATCGGTAACGCTTCCAGCTTCAAGATTGTAGGCGTGAAGATTGTAAAGTCCTGTATCTATCGAACCACTAATTGACTCGTACTGATTCCAAGTTCCAGTCTGGTCAGCCCAAGTTCCACTAGCTTGTTGCCATTGAATTTGGCCTGCCTCAAACAGAATAGCCGATATGCGTTGACCTTCGAACTGTTCACTGTAACCGTTGTAGCCAACGATACGCCGACCAAGATGAGCCAATGGACTCATCAACTGATATGTAATCTCTAGCCAATCAGGCGCAGCCATTCGTGTTGATATGTCAAACACTCGGCCAGTGAAGATGAGTTGCTCTGTCGCTGTGGAGTCCTCGAAGGTGATTGTGAAGTTATCGTTCAACAGGATAGGCAAACCTGCACCAGAACACACCATTGTCACTGAAGCGAACGATGCTCTGAACTTCTCTGTTTGGTCCTTCTTGCCATAGGTAATGGACACATCAGCAATAGTCGAACTTGAATATTCTGTTGTGCCATTCACATACACATGGGCTACAGGATTCCACACAGGCATTTAGTATGCCCCTGCCCGAAGTCTTGAACGCTTCAACAAAGTTTCAATCTGACGAGCCACAGCCTCAGGATCTAAAGCACCAGACACATTGATAGTGATACCACCAGGCACACTGCTCGAAGTACCCGAAACAGTCGTGCTTGAAGTACCCGAAACAGTCGAAGTAGTACCAGACACAGTCAAAGTCAATTTAACGGTTCGAGCAAGTTTCTTCGCCAACTTGTCCATCTCATCCATCAACTCTTTGAAACCTTTGCCACCCTCTTTAATCAAATCTTTGAACCCGGCAACCATCTTCTTAGCGGTCTCAACACCAGTACCATAATAAGAATCAGCTGCAAACTTCGCTACCTTATTGGCTGCCTTCTTCGTGGAATCAACCAACTCATTCGTCTTGTTGATAGCAGTCGAACCACCAGCAATAAGTTCATCAGCAATCTGAGAACCGGCAACAGAACCAGCCTGCAAAACTTCCTTGATGGCATCCTTCGACAAGCCCATCTCGACAAGTTTCTGAATCTTCTCAGCGAACTCTTTAGCCTTCTCAGCCTGCTTAATCAAAGCATCGAGGAACGACCCACCAAACTCTTCACCGTTCTCGGCGGCTTCCTTCTTAGCATCCTCAACATCTTGGAACGCTGCCCCGAAATCGATAGCATCGATGATTGATGATCTAACTTCATCTCGGAATGATTTGAACTCATCCTTTAATTCTTGAAGTTTACCCTTCAGTTTCTCTTTGTATTCCGATAACTTCTCTGAGGCCTTTGATGCGCCTGAACTTACAGCTGCGGGAATATCCACATTGAAAGTCTGGTCAGCGTTGAACTTGAAATCGGCAAACAAATCGGTAGGTGCTTGAGACCAGCCGACACCCCAACCTTGAAGCCATGAGGTCGCTGACTGTTCACCAGCGAAAGATAAGTCTATTGTGGCAATGGATTGCACGCCTCGCTCAAACTGTTCCAAAGCAGTCAAAGCCAATCGAGCGGCAGGACTAAAGAATGACAAAGCCTGTAACGCTAGTTTGAACTTGTTGTACAAATCTTGAATGACTGGTGCAACCTTTTGAGCAACCCGACCAGCAGTAAGAAGTCGCTTCGACCAATCCTCAAACAAATCTGCAGCACGCTCAATCACCCAAAGCAAAGCCTTGAAAGCCACAACCATTGCGCCGGCAATGAACTTACCTAAAGTAATTAAAGCATCCTTATTTTCAGTAACGAAAGCACTAAAGTTTTGAAACGCTTTAGACAGTTTGTCTTTCACATAATTGTAGGTTTCAATAATGGCAGGTAAAACATACTTCTCGAATATGTTTGCCAAAGCCCGCAATACGGGAACAGTTACATTGTTCCAGTAATCTGAAATCCATTGAATAATCGGTCGAAGTTTAGGGCCAAGCCAATTCGCAAATCTTTCAATCGCCGGAATGACATGCTTAACAATCCAATCAACAAGAGGAGTAATACCCTCGATGATAAATGCGCCGACAGTTTCCAAACCTTCATCAAACGCAACCTGAAGTCTCGCCAACTTACCTTGGAAAGTGTCTGCAGCGACAGCCGCCTGACCACCATAAGTATCAGACAATTGTTGAACAATCGCATCGAGGTCTTTAGTTTTAACAGCATTCTCATCAAGTGGAACACCCAAACGAGTCAAAGCCGAAGTCTGGCCAGTCATAGCCTTGCTCAAAGCCATCGTCACACTTTCGAGTGACTTGCCGGTGCCACCCGCAATATCCATAGCAAGGTTAGTTAAATACTGCGCCTGCGCCACATCACCAGTAGCTGTAACAAGTTTCTGGAAAGCAGGCCTCAACTGCCCATCGGTAATACCAGTGGCAAGACTTGCCTGTTTAATGTAATCCTCAACAGAAGCAATCTGAGAATCAGTAGCGTTAGTAACATTCTTTAACTGCTGAGCCAAAGCAAGTTGGGCTTTCTCATCCTCAGCGGCAGCCTTAACAGCATCCACACCAAGTTTGACAGCATAAGCGGCTACAGCGGCTGCGGCTACAGCTGCAGCGGCGGCAACCTTCTTACCGAACTGAGCGGCTTTACCACCAACCGAGTTCATGGCAGATTCGGCTTGATTAAATCCCTTAGGATCTAAACTCGATATGAGGTTAAATATCATTGACATTTACTTCAAAGCATCCATTCTGTTTTGAGCAACCCTAACTGCTTGCATGTAATTCTCTTCGATTTGTCGGGTGATTTCTTTGGTTCCAACATCCTTAAAAACGGCTTTCCAAATACCACGAGTCAAACCATCTTTTTTAACATGAAACCAGCGTTGAAGATTGTCATTGAATTGACTGTCAGTCTGACGACCAGCCGCTTCGAAAATTGCACCGGCTGCAGATTCGTTAACTAAACTCATTGCGCTCGAATACTTAGACCGGCGACTGCGGCCACGATTCTTAACCTTGATACCTTTACGGGCAGTGCCAATATCAAATGACAAGTTTCGGCCATCCTGAGTCCATGCTCCCCAGTTACGCATAGGCTCATCGACTAAGTTATTTCTAGCGGCGGCAACCAAAGGTTTAGCCAATTCACGATTCGCTCTGTCCAATGACTTCTTAATATCAGGAGCAACCTTAGACAAGATTCTACGAGTCTCGCGAAGGTTTAAGAAAAGGACTCGAATGTCGTCAGCCATTGTACCTCGATTTAACAATCTCTAAAGCGGTTAGTATTTCGTCAGGTTCACGATCATTCCACCGTAAACCTGTTTCAATTTCCAACCAAATCAAAGCCCGAGTTAACGAACCTTCCTCGAAACTTTTGGGTCAGCATCGTCAACTGCTTCCAGTGAATCGATACCTTCAACCCATTTATCGAAGTCGGGCAAGTTTGGATTTTTACGCTTGAAAACACTGTAAGCAAGATAGGCCATGTCGCCCATGCCGGCACCATTGGCTAGGTCAGATATTTTGCGCTTTGAGTATTTTTCCCAAGCGATGAAGTCTGCGACAACAGCGGTGGCAGTTTCTTCACTGCCATCCGCCATCGTCACTTTAAGTTGTAGTTTCATTGTGCCTTCCTTTCAAGGTACTACGCGAGTGTTACATCGCCTTCTTTAACAGTCATCGTGACTGAAACAGTAAGAGCATCAGGTGCAGTTCCACCAGCATCAGGGAATGATGGGTAAACCTCACCAGTAAATGTTGCACCAGAGTTAGCAACAAAAGTAAATGAAAGAGCTGTATCTGGAGCAGTGTCTGCAGCGTTCCAAAGTGCTTCGCAAAGTGAAGGTGACGCGTTCCAATCCTGAAACATTTCAACACTCATCTCGGCTGTGTACTTGAGGGTCTTGTAGACAGTACCATCGAGAACATCATATTCTTGACGATCAGCAACGCGGGTAAGCGTTACACTTGAGGCCTGGGCATCGAACACATCACCATCAATAGTGAGTGACAAATCCCGACCAGTAATAATGGTTGTAGCCATTCTAGTTTCCTATCTCGGTGACGACTTCGACAACCACATCGCAAGCAAGCAAATCTGATTGTCCAAGGTTGGTTGGTCGTGGTTCACTTGTTTCGCCAACAATGTATCCCACAGGTAAAGCCGAATACGCATCCAGAACCAAGTCCTCGATGGTGTTCAGAGCCGCCTGATTATTGGTCATAGCGACTGCGAAAGTTAAACGATACTTCACTCTGAATGTACCGCGATTGATATTGATTGGGCTAATGTATGGAACATCAGGCACCACGATCACAGCAGGAGTCATAACTACCTCAGGTGGGTAGAAATAAACATTGGCATTCAACCCTGCAAGCAGGTCAGCCAAATCTTCTCTCACAGCTGCAAGACTCATCCTACAAACATTCCTTCATCAAAATATGGGGCAAGCAATCCAGACACCTTAGAGGTGAATGAACGGCCAGTCCGGAACGGTGCAGGGGTAAAATCAATAGCGACCTGTTGACCTCCAGCCGAGTTCTGTGACTGAAACAAATCAATACACAGAATCAAAGCGGCTTCCTTCATTGCAGGTGGTTCATCATCGAACGATGCAGCAGTGACATATCCCTCGATTACATCAGTAACCGAATCGATAACCTTTTCGAGAGTTGCGTCTGCGTACAGGTTACCTATGCCAAGAGCATCTTTTAATTCTTGAACTGTGACAAGTGCCATGTGATTCCTTTGTGGTTGGTAGGGCCTGGGAAGGCTCAGGCCCTACCAAGTCTCAACTATGCCTGGTACTTACGAACGCCGGATGGCTTCAAGACCTTAGCAGCCATGTATCCATAAAGTGATACCTGAACTGAACCATCGGTCAAGATGTTGGTTCGAAGGTTAACGGTTGGGGATTCCCAAACGCCAACAGCATCAGGAGCAACGAGGAATGCAGAGTTATCTACAAGTCCAACAGTGCTGATGTTGTGATCTGCTCGGAATGTTGCACCGAATACAGAACCAAGTGGGCTAGAGATTCCAACATTTCCACCAGCGTTAGATGGTGCAATAGCGTTGAAAACTGGACGGTCTGAATCATCAGCTGCGCCGATAAGTTCTGACCACCATGCAGTTGAACCGATAAGTTGGTTCGCAATAAGTCCACCAGTCGCACCATAAGCAACAGGAACTTCAGTTGCTACGAATGCTTGTAGACCTTTCCAGTCTGCAGCTTGTACAGTTGCAGATGAACCACCAGCAAGCAATTCAGCCAACACATATTCATCGGAACGCTTAGCGTATGCACGACGAAGTTCGCGAAGCATGATTTCGCCGAAGGATGGGTCTGAACGGTCTAGCAATTCCCATGAAACGATTTGGTTTCCAGCGAGTTTCACAACATCGATGGTGATGTAATCGGACTCAACATCGGTCTGAACGATCGTGTCTAATTCACCTTCAACATCAACTTCAGCCGCTTGGGTCAAGTTAGGAATCGTGTATGAAAGACCTGTTGCAGGAAGTGCGCTTGCACCACCAAGGGCTTCGATTGCTGGGCGACCATCAAAGGTGTTGCTGATGAATTGTGGCAAACCTCGTGACAAGGTGAAGCCAGTGTTGTTTGAAGTATCGTCAGCAGCCTCAACAAGGATTCGCTTTGATTCTTCTTTACCTGCAGCAGCGTAAACAGCATGAGCAAATGCTTCAGCATCTGTCAATGGCTTCACGCGTGAGCGGGTGTAAATTGGGGCAGGCGCAGAAGCTTCAACCACAGGGGCTGCTTCGGTTTCCTCTACGACTACCTCTGGGTTTGTGTTTTCCACAGTAGTTTCCTCTTCTACGATTTCTGCCTCTTCGGATTCAGAAGCAGCAATTTCAGTTATCTGAGCATCCTCGCCAAAAGCGGCTCTGCTGACAACTGAGACTTCAACTAATTCGGCATAGGTGACAGTCATAACACCTTTGTCGATTTCATAATCTAAAACATTCGCACCAACACTGAAACCAGTTCGAAGTCCATCCTGGGCTTCAACGATTGTGTCAGTACCACGAGTGGTTTTAGAAACTTTGAACCACCCATCGATACCTCTCTCAGTGATTGAAAACTCAATTGCTCTACCAATAGGCATCGTCGAATCATGCTCGAGCAACAGTTTGATTCCCTTTGGATCTAGTTCAACGAATGAACCTTCAGCAAAAATAACCTTCCCAGCGGAAGTGTTACCAGGCTTACCAAATGGCACAATCTGGCCAGCAAGTATCCGCGACTCACTATCTGCAGCTTCAATATCTGCACTAAATGTTAGATGCATCATCATTACCTCTCGGTGCTAAATCTTCCATCATTCGGGCTTCTTCAACACTGATAACACCAGTTTCGAGAAGTGTCTTCACAACTTCCACACGCTCACGCGCAGACCCGCGAAGGAATCCATTAAGATTAAATCGGAACACAATGTCGCGAGGTCCGAAATCCGGCATATTCAAACGGTTCTCAATCGCGACCAGATATGGCATCAAAGTCATATCAATCAAATCTCGGCGTACCGATTCAACATTCTGATAAGTCATGCTATTCGCTTCAGCACCAAGGAAGAAAGGTGGAAGGTTCATAAGTCGCGCCAACTCGTTAGCATGATACGAGCGGGCTTCAACAAGTTGCTGACTGCGTGGGTCGAAACCAACGGTTTCTATTTTCATCGATGCATCTAAGTACGCGGTTGCGCGTTCGCGCCTGGCGGCTTTCCACCCAGCCAGCAAGTCTTGAATCTTCGCAGCAGGTAGCGAAACACCTTCATTCTTCAAAACCACCTGTGGTGCAGGTTCCTTAGCTGCGCGGTTCGCTGCTTCTTCCAATTCGATGGCGGTTTCAATAGTGCGACCAGCGCGAGACAACACACCATCCTCGAAACTTGGGAAATAGATAACCGAACCGACACCTGATTGAGGTAAGTCGTAACCGTCATAGTTGTAGCCGACAATCTTGTTGTTGTGATCTAGATTTTCTTGAATGAGTGATGGGTCAAGCCAGCGGAAATGCTGAATACGGTTATCGGAATACATCGAAATGATTTGGCAGTAAGAACCACCGTAGAACACCATTGAGTCGAGAATGTATGACCAGGTCACGCTTGCAGGATATGCAGGGTCTGGTTGATGCTGTAATGGAATCTCTGGAAGTCGGCGATTGTCGTATCGTGAGAATCGGTTCAATGGCAACATTCCACCAGTGCCACAAATAAGGTTACGCGCTCGAGCAATGGCAGGAACTGTCATAGCTCTCTGTCGGCTTACCCTAGGTACGCTTGTAGACCACCAGTTCGGCAGAAATTGATTTTCGTATGCAGCCCGGATTTGGGGTTCAAGCGTGGGTTCGGCAGACTCGGTACGCAGATTGCGAAAAGTGTCCAGTAATCCCATTAGGCCATTGTATCACATAGTGAGACATGATTGTCTCAGAATGCGAACTGAATCTCTGGCGTGTCTTTTGAAGCATGATGCACAGCAATAATCGATGCCACAGCTGCACTGATATTCGTGTGGCTATCTTTGCGAACTACCCTCCAACCACCATCAGCAGCAGGTTTCTTCACACAAGCCATAAAGTGGGCAGTCAAAGTTTCATTACCCGTATGTTTCAATCTTCCCGAATTGAGACCGGCTAGGACCTCGTCACACGCCTGGGCAAAAGTGCTTCCAGAAGTATCAGCAACATTAAACCTGGCAGAAGCAAGGCGACTAGCAATGTTCCCAGCAGTCCAACGATCATACCCAATAATGACAGTGCCAAATTTGCGAGAGATTTCAGCAACATCCGAAGCGATTTTGACATCATCGATAACACCTTCATCCGCGACCCATGACTTGACCAACCCGAACTTGACATGGTCACCTTCCTTTTGCGCTGCCACCAAATCGGCTCTGCGCCTATCAATCGAAACATCCAAACCGAAATATGTGTAATCGCCAGGTTCGAACTTTAGATCCTCAACTGTACACGCTTCCCAAGTCCCATACACCCAAGGTGATTCCATTGCTCGAACCCAGCGACACAACCTTTCCGTTAGGAACGACTCCATCCTACCAGTCTTTAGCGCATCCTCAATAGCCTTCACCTTCGTTCGATACCCGAGCGCAGGGTTAGCCTGCTTCCAAGCCTCAATATCTAAATGAGATAACTCAGGGTCAGCCGACCATTCAAACCAACCCATCGAATCATCCTGGAAGGTGAGAGCTGTAGATCGTAATTCATTCAACACTGTGGAGTGGTCAGACCCAGCATTCGAAGTTACCCAAATCTGTGCATTCGGATAAGAAGTCGTCACCGGCACACTCGCCTCCCAAGCAATCTCAGGAATCTCGCGTAACTCATCCACCCAAAGCGAACCAGTGAAACCACGAACAGCATCCCTATTAGCAGCCAAGATAGTCCAAGACCCACGACCAATCTTTAGCGACTGGCGACCATTCGCCTGATAAAACTTCATCCTCGAAGAATCCCACAAACCAGCAGCAACCAAATCATCATACGCCTGAACCAACTGATGCTCAGCCTGCTTCAAAGTCTGAGCCATAGCAATCCAAGTTTCCTCCCACAAATAAATCCCAGCCAACAAACGTAACCTCATCAAAGCAGACTTACCCTGCTGACGAGCCACCAACACACCCACCATCGAACGAGACCAATCCCCATTCTTCTCATGACGCAAACCCTCAGTCAACACATATTCCTGCCAAGGCATCAACTCCCAACCCAAAGCCTCAGCAAACTTCAACACCTCATCAACTTTGCTCGATTTGCGCAAAGGTCGAGAGCCTAAACGAGGCTTAGAAGCGCCTAGAACAACCTTTGCCTTACTCACCAGCCTCACCCAAACCAAACGCCTGAGAATCGCCCTCAATGGCTCTCATAGGCATTGTAGTCGACTCAATAGAACCCTTTGGAGAGAAACCAAAACAA